TTTGGTTTAAATTTGGATGACCCGAAACAGATCAAGGGTTTAACTTGTCCTTCCATTCGATTAAAGAATCGATCCAAGACCTTTTTCTTTAATCCAAATACTCGAAACCTGGCTCTTGCCCATTTCTTCCCTGTTTTTACTTCCCACAGTCTATTGTAAACGGAAATGTAATCTCGTAGGAATGCATCCCATTGAAGCGGATTCGTCGTTTTGGGACTGACTCTACTGAAAACTTGTTCTTCTTCTTGGATTTCTTGTTGCCACGTAGACGCTTGTCTATTTCTCTTGGTCATTCCTGATGCGCAGTAATACTCGTTTCGAGTCAGACGGTAGGTCTGTAATCCTGTTGGTGTCTTTTCTACTCCAAAGATAAGATTACTTCGTCCTGGGTCAACTCCGATCATTCGTTCGTGTTCTACTTTTTTAATCTCAATATCTTCTTTCTTTGGTTTAGGAAGTCTGTAATGAAAGCACACACTCACTCCATCTGTTTGAATTTTCTCAGTGAATATGTACCTTTTAGACTCTTTGAACTTGAATATCTCCCGAAAGTAGACTTGCTTTTGAGAATTAAACTCTTCATACTTTAATTTTTCTGGAATTATCCCAGCATCTCTAGACATGTAATAAAGAACAGTAGTATCAATCATTAAAAAGTGACTGGATATGGTATGGATAGGAGCAAGGGTAAACTTCTTAGCCGTATCAATTGTTTCCAGATACTTAAGAATGACCCAGAAATAGCGGAGAATTGTATTTCTGTTACCCTTTAACCATTCCTCTGAAATTCCATCTTCTGGTGGAAGCAATAATCGTCTTTGAGACGAAATAAACTCTTGTGCTTCAAGTGGAGGTTCAGTCCTACAATTCCAACCATTCACTGCACATCGAATACTATGAATCCAGTTCTTATTTAGATTGTTTTGTTCTAGCCAATGTCTAATATATCTTTTTTGCCTAGACTCAAAATTGAACTCTAGTGAATTATTGAATACAGTACTGTAATTTTTAGCAATCCAAGTAATAGTCCTCGAATCGCCTGTTTCGGTTGTAAGAGGTGGAAAGGATTTGAAATATTGGTTCCAAACAGTCTGAATCCCAAACTTAGACTTGGATTTTCTAATCCCAGTCTTACCCGTTTTGAAGCAGTGATTAAAGAAATTTTGAGTACTACTGTCCTCGCTTGGAATCAAACTAAAATCAGGAAGTTCTAAATTGTTGGATAGACAATGAATCAGAAATCGATTAAACAGTAAACTTCCACGGTTCATTGTTTTAGAAGCATTAGATACCCATTTACTAATGGTATCATAGAGTTGTTTTTTCTTCAAAGTTCCAATTAGACTCTTCTTAATGACTTTTTCTGTAGTACCTTTCTTTTGTTTACCTTTAGTGACTAGATCAGGTCGTTTTGGTTGTGTAGGTGTATCAGCAGACTGGTTATTGTTTGAATTTCTATTGCTTAATCTATCCACCAGGTCTGATTTATTTCCAGATACAGGAAGTCCTTTTTCTTTACATAGGGACTTGAGTTCTTCTTTCTTTAGTTTCCCTAAAGAATCCAAGTCCATTTTTATATTATGATTTGATACCTTTAATATGTATCAAACTCTTAGATTTCAATTTATTAAACCAAAGACAGGTTAGAATCCTATCGTACATATATGTACGATACGGTACTTTAGCACATTTTTTTAAAATTTTAGTCCCTAAAGGGATATTACTCACGACTGATGTGCGTTTCGAACTCGAAAAGGAACATATTCAGCGTGTACACAATGGGCTCGTGTGTCGTGTACACGCTCCGGAACGAACCTATCAAACTCAGGACTCCAATCTAATGAACGACATATCGGAATGTAGCCTAGATGCGATGACGGATCAAGATTGGGATTATGTGTTTCAAAATGATCAACCCATCTACTGTTTGTCGGAAGCTGAACAACGTTTTAAAAAATTTATCGAATTGTTGGAGCAACGTTTAACCTGTTAATAAAATTAATAAAATTTAAAGTTCGAGTTGTGACTATTTATGAAGTGGGCGCTGGGGTGGGCGCTGGGGTGGGTGATCTACGGGTTTTCCACAATTTCCACGCTACTCCTCCCACAACTCCAGCGATGACCAGTCCCCCAGCGATATTGTATGCTGTTGAATATTCAGAATATTTTAAATATTTATCCAAAAAGCCTTGATTTGTTGTCGTTTCTCCTGTTCCTCCTGTACCCCCCTCTTCGCTTCCTCCGTCTGGCGCTGGAGGTTTGGCTGGAGTTACCAAGACGGCTCCGATACTTTCCATTCCACCTGAACTACACTGTTGTTGAATGTCACCTTTTTTAATTGAGATATTTCCACCTGCCGTAAAGGATTGTGCGCATAATGTTACGTTTACTGACGCAGGTCGAGGAAAGTCGATGTAATACTGATTTAGAAAACTGGTCGGATAAGACGTAATCGTTTGACATCCCTGTTCAACGTGTTGACAAATGGTTGCAAACGCATTGTATGTAGAGGTTCCTTTTTGTGAGTTCACAAGTGACTCGGGAAGTAAACGACGCACGCATAATTCTTTATTGACAGGCAGACACGAGCACGTAGGATCCAGGTCTTTGGTTTTCACGCAATAATCATTAAACAAATTCATCGCATTAGTCGAATTTGACTTGTAATAGGTTTTAAAATCTTCTGTGTGGAAAAAGTTAAACAATAAATACGTATATGTACCCGCACTAATAACTACATCTTCTGGTAATTTTTTAACATCTTCTGCTGTGTACACCACTTTATAGAGCATCCATTGTAGATTTGGCGAAAAAATAACATCATAAGGTTTGTCGAATTTATCCTTCCTATTCTCCATACTCACCAAGTTTGTAGGTATACTATACACCATTGGTTTTCCTGGAGTGGTTGGGTTCAAATACTCTACTAGAATATTCCCAGAAGGAGCTTGGACACTTACATTCCCATAATTGTCAAAATAGAGCTTGAAATTTAAGTTGAAAATATTATCGGTGTCTGATCTGTAAAAGGTATTTATTCGAAGAAACTTGTCTTCGAATCGTTGATTTAGTTCATACCGATTGACAAAATTATTCGTGGAAGTCATTTATTGAATAGCTCAATAAATAACTCGTTATTTGGTGAAATTTTATTCACAGGAACAACATTATTATCCGGATTCTCCAATTGGCGTAGGAGTAGCAGTTTGAAGCGTTGGATTTGTAATTGTTGGATTTGCGTACGTTGATGTGATCTGTCCTTTTTGTGCATAATTATAAGGATTTCCCTGTTGTACAGTTACTGACTTTCCGCTCATTAGATCCAAATTTCGTTGAAGTTTTCCAAAAAATCCCGGTTGACTACCCACTGGCGTTTGTTGAGCCACTACTTGATATGGAGCAGTCATCTGTTGGTATGAAGGAGAAGCTATTGCCATTGCCATACGAGCACTTAAAAATACATAGACAGCTCCAATTAAGAATACCACGACTCCTACCCAAGATAAAATTTTATATGCGTTACTATTCTTGTAATCTCCAGGTGGATCTGACGCTGGACATTGTTCTGGAGGCGTATCATTGGCTAAACATTTTTTGATTTCTGCATCACGTTTTTGAACTTTAGCATTCCAGTAGTTGTCGTATCCTCCGTAATTGGTCCACCATACCGCTACCCCAGAAGCTATAGCACATAAGACAAAAAACGCGATCAACAGTTTTTTACCCAAACCCATACTTCGAGCATAAACTTGCCCTCCTGGTATACCACCTCCTGCGCCTCCAACTGCTCCAGTAAATTTTCCAAAGAACTGAAACATCACAAACACTGCAATAATCAACAAGACGATCGCACCGATCGCGCTGTAACTTCCAATTCCGGATTGTTGTGCCCGAAACATTTCCGCCAACCCTTCGGCGGCTTGTCGACCGAGCGTGTCTGCTCCCAAATTCTCAGCCTTTTGTTTGGTTTCTGTACGAACTTCGCTAATGTTTTTGGTAAACGAGTCTAGAGCAGCATCCATCGCATTGGATAAAATAATGGTGGCTGCAATATCGGCAGCAATTTCTTGAGTCGCTTCAAACCTTTTGTTCAGTTTAATGTTTCGCCCCTTGATCAAAATACTGTTCTGAGAAGTCGTTGTGACATTGACATCTTTAATGGTATCGTTTACGATTTTGGTTAAATTTTCTTGAGTCATATCACTTTGAGTATCAGACACGATTTTTGACCCTTGTGGGGTTGCTCCCATTCCGGACTTGCTATCTTGAGCAATTTGAGTGGTAGCCAAGGCTGCGTTCTGAACTTCATCTGCAATTTTTTGTTTGGTACTGTTGGATAAATTTGCCAACGTGACAACTTTAACTCCAATCTTTTGATCCAACTTGATATCTTGCGCATCAAAATCACCTGTCGCAATGAATTCGATCGTATTGGTGTTTAGCGTTTTGACATTTACATTACTTGAATCAGTAGTGATCAGACACGAAATTTTCTTTACAGAGGATGCAAACTTGTTTGAAACGGCTGCCACCTGTTCACAACCGTCTGTGTTTGTTAATGAACTCGCGTAACTTTGATTAATCCCAAATCCAGCACTAGCTATAGGTGAACTCACATACCCTCCTGCTGCTAAACTAAATTGGTCAATATCTGCAGAGGTACTACAACTTTTAGTTCCTAATGCTTTGAGAATATTTGCGACGCTATCGTCCTTTTGTTTTTGCGTAGCTTCTCCTAGACTATTACAACTTCCAGCACTCATTGTTCTTTATTATCCCGATTTTTTTTAAAAACAATGGTCAGATTTTCATAATAAATCGCAAGGTGTAGAAAGGGGGCATATTTTCGTGAGGTGTATTTCCACCGGTTAAGCCTGTCGTAAATGTATGACTGTGCGATCCTGCATTATCCGCAACTGTGTCACTAATACCCCAATCATCTGACCCCCAATCTGTGCGACCATATCCTGCAGAATCCGTGCTTCCTCTATGAGTGTGAGCAGGTATTTCACTTGTTTGTAATGTATGCGTATCACTTCCTCCAGACGTGTTTAGAGTATATCCATTTCCTTCTCCCAACGGCATTCTTCCTTGTAAATTAGGAGTTCCGCGTAAACCATTACATTCAACCCATCCTTCAGGAATGGAACCTGAATTATACCACATTATAATCGTTCCTTTGGGAAACCCATAATTTCGAGTTGAACGACTTTCTATATTTCCAACATTATCTGATACAAGTACTCCTGATGAATAAGTCGCCATTTCTTTATTTATTGTGAATTATACTTTCATTAAAAATTTAACAACATAATATCTAGGCATATTATTGTGACTCTGATCTCCTCCAGCGGGTAGGGTAGTGAATGTATGAGAATGCGATCCTGAATTATTTGCACCCGAATCTGTACCTGCGACGCGGTCTTTCGTTCCTGTACCCCAACCTCCTTCACTAGTCGTTCCACCCGGATGATTATGTCGAGGAATTTGATCTAATTGTAGACTTACAGTTGCTTCACCTCCGAGTTTACCAACAGTGTTCGCAATAGATGTACTTGCGCTGTTATACGCTAGTGGAAATCGTCCTCGGAGATCTGGAGTACCTTCTTGTCCATTGCATTCTTTCCAACCGGTAGGAATTTGACTTCCTGTCCACATGATAATTGTTTTAGGTGGAATAAACATATTATTAATATCCATTGTTCGAACAACGCCAAGGGTATCCGCAGTAAAAAATTGAGTAGGGGTAAAAACAGTCGACGATGAATCTGTTGCCCGCGCAATCGTTGGTTGAGACAATTGAGAGGGTTCAGGTAAGTGAGGTAACGTACTCTTTGGAATCGACTTGTACATATAGGAGTATATATAAATTCCATATAACAATACTATACCTGTAATTACCCATATTTGTTTCTTTTGATGAATATTTTGTAAAGATGGGATCATTTATTTCTTTACAAAGTTTTTCATAGTTTCATAATAAATTTTAAAACGTAATACGGAGGTATGTTATTATGAGGACGCATACACGTTTTAGTCTCAGATGAACAACGGTAAGCAGTATTTACACGCGTACAATCCGCATCCGAGTTACAAGATGTGTTTGTACCGCCTGCATTTTCTATTGTAAACGTGTGTGTATGTGAACCAGACGAGGCTGGGAATGTTGCTTCTCCCCAAGATGCTTCTTTACTCGTGGCTCCCCATTCTGCAGAATCTGTTGTTCCAGAATGCGCGTGTGAAGGAAGATGTTTAGTTTCAAGCATTACTTGAGCTGTTCCACCTGTTGCGCCTACATTACTTGCTTTAGCATCCTTTGCCAAATCTAAAGCGATTGGAAAACGTTCTCGTAGATCTGGGGTTCCGTTCTCACCATTGCATTCTGCCCATCCCGGTGGAATATCATTACTAAACCACATTACAACCGTCTTAGAAGGAATATACATATCAGAAAACAAACGCGAAGCTACATTTCCATCTGCGTCTCCAAAGAGTATGCGTCGCGGAGTCGTATCGATGGATGAATTGTTGAAACCCTCTTGATCTGAAGAGAATACGTTAAACCACATATACCAACCATATAACAAGATTAACCCTATTAGAATCCACCGTTGAGTATTGTTAAACATAGGTTCTGTTTATTATTTCGTTGTAGATTTTTCTGCCGAAATAATTTTATCTCTTTCATCCATCCAACTCACGTACCCATCCCCAAATTGGGTTGAACCATACAGATTTTTAACCTTTTCCCCTGCAAAATATTGGTCATTTTCGATCCGTACTCCAAGTTTCTGGAAAACACTGTCTGATTTATCCTTGTTTGTGAGATACAATTTATACGTATCACTCGCACTTTGATATTCTGGAAATCCCAAAGTCAATTGGACAGCTCGAGACCAAATACCTGGGCCTGTGTGTTTGTGAACAAAATGTTCGGTGCTGGTATCGATCCCATTTTTAGCTTCTTTGACGATAAGATCGATTACTTTTTTCAGAATAGGATGACCAGGTTCGGCTAAAATTGTCCATTGACAAAAGTGAAGGTCGTTTTCTAAAGCGATTATGATACGATCCGATTCTTGAATTTTCCAGTCCTCCAGAGGCTGGAGTGCAATGGAGTCGATATCGGTGTAGATTCCTCCGTGTACGTACAATACACAGTATCTCCACATATCTGCTTTCATTACACCCATTGGCAATGAGTTAAACGTCTTGTAAATATCCGAACTAAAATGTTTCTTCATAAATTGATCGATCTGAGCATCATCCATAAAATGATAGTGATAATTCGGTTGATCTTTCCACGTCAGTTGACATTCTTTAGCTTTTTCTGGAAGTTGATCTGTTTTATAGGTCTGCCAAATTTTTAATGGAATATAATCTGAGCGAATTTCACTCGGAAGGGTGTAAAAGGAAAGAATCTCAATCATTAAAATGATTATTATCAAAAAGATCAGTAAAATATTCATTCTTTTATTATACTATATAATACTGTCACTACTGTATAAAAATACAATGTCTACCGAAACCGATACGTGCTCAATTTGTATTGAAAACTTTAACAAATCCACTCGTGCCCCAGTGGATTGTGCGTATTGTGGTCATATAGCCTGTCGAGTGTGCTACGAGACGTATTTGTTACAACACACGAGTCCAAAATGTATGAATTGTAGTAAAGAGATGACTCGAGATGTAATGTCTAAAAAATTTACCAAAAAATTCTTAACTACCCGTTACAAAGAACATCGAGAAAATTGTCTATTTGACCAAGAAAAGGCAATGTTACCCGCAACTCAACCCATCGTGGAACGAATCATTGAAAATGATCGCATTCGAGGAGAAATAACCAATCTTCGAATCCAGATTTCTAGTATGCAACAAACGATTCGTGACTATGAAGATATGTTGTACTATAGAAGAGACACAAATATAGAACGAAAAAGTTTTGTTCGTAAATGCCCCAATCCAGACTGCAGAGGGTTTTTATCTACCCAATGGAAATGTAATCTATGTGAACGTAAAACGTGCAAAGAGTGCAACGAATGTATGTCCACAGATGATGACGAACATAAATGCGACCCAAACAATGTAGAAACTGCCAAGCTTTTGGCTCAAGATTGTAAAACTTGTCCAAAATGTGGAGAGATGATCTTTAAGATTGACGGATGTTTTGCTCGGGATACTCCCATTTTACTCCGAAATGGGTCGGTTAAAATGTCTCAATCTATTCGTATCGGGGATCAACTCGTAGGAGATGATGGAACTTTCCGAACCGTACTGGACACGTGTGCGGGAACAGACCAATTGTTTAAAGTTGAACACGAAGATGGAACTTTTTATATCGTAAACAGTAAGCATATTTTAGTCACCCAACAGCGGAATGGATTTCTGTTTGAACTCTCAGTGGAAAAATACCTAAGTTTGGATATTCTTGAACAGGTTCAATTGTTTGCAGTTCGTAAAACCTCTACAGGTTTGGACGCGTTAGCTTTTCGAGTTTTTCCAACAGGAAAAAGAGGGGAGTATTACGGTTGGAAAGTTGATGCAAACCAAAGATTTTTACACGCGGATCATACTGTATTGCATAATTGTGATCAGATGTATTGCACTCAATGCCATACTGCTTTTAGTTGGCGAACAGGAAGAGTGGAAACAGGAACAGTACACAATCCTCACTATTTTGAATGGTTAAAGAAGCAGGATAAACTGGATAATCAACTCGTTCAAGAAATGGTTCCACGTTGTGGTAGAGAGATTGATCATCACTTGATTCGTCGAATGATCAACTGCCCAAACTTTACTTATTCTCCGATGATGCTTGACGTGTGTCGAAATGTTATTCACTTTCAAGCGGTTGAATTGCCTCGTTTCCAGACGGATCGGTTTAATGATAATCAAGATCTTCGAGTATCTTTTTTGCAGAATCAATTGACTGAACAAGCTTTTCGAACGACGCTTCAAAAGCGTGAAAAATCCCGAGAAAAGAATGAAGAATTGTATCGGTTATTTGCAATGATGATCCAATGTGTGACAGAGATCGTGTATCGTTACGTAGAAGAACGTAAGCCTGTTGCTCATTATTTTCTAGAGTTGGACAATCTACTCGAGTATGTAAACGAGTGTTTACATAATATTTCAAAGGTATATTCGTGTCGAAGATATTCCATCGACCCAAGCGTTTCATTGGTACGTTTGTAAGAGATTAATTTTTCAAAGTAAATAAATATAGACATTGATTTAATTCTGCGACCATTTCATCCCGAATATTGGCTAAATCAGAGTCGGCGATCTGAAGGTGTTCCAACATCATTCTAAATTGGGTAACGAAAGGGACGACTGATTTATCTGTCAAATGGGCGATTTCAGCGGAACATTTAGACTTGGAATCTTCTAATAGTGCTTTGCGTCCGTGTTTTCCAGTACATACTTCTACGAATTGGTCGATTAAGGCTTGAAGCTTTTGGAAGCAATCGTCAGAGGCCTTGTGTCTAGCGTATGACATTGTTCGCCAGTGGTAGACTTTCAAGTTGTTTAAAAATTCCAAAAAGAGATGAATGAGTTGCATCGTTTTTATTTGTCGCGAGAAAAATAAAAACAAAACTTACAACCGAAAGCGCTTTTTGTAATCAGCAATACTTGCCTTCAACGTAGGTTTGTTCCATAATACCCATCGAGACAAAGATCCTGCTGTGTCTGGGCGAGACCAATCTTCTCGTTTACGATGACGTTCGATATATCTACGTTTACGTTCAGGGTCTAAATGTCGTTCTTTTCCAACTCCACCATAATTTTGATACCCTTTAGCTCCAAAATGAACCTGTTTGGTACGTCCTTCAGGAGTGCGAAAAGTGGCGACGAGTTTCTTGTCCTTTCGGGGACTTTTTTTAATACTTACGAGTGATATTTTTTTACGAGAAGGCATTTATTTTGGTGGATAATCTTCCATTCTCTATAAAATAAACAACTTATCTAATGTCCTTTATTAGCCAGTTTGAATTTGTAGGAGAACAGACCAAAGGAGATTCGGCTTCGGCGACTACCTTTTTCACTATTCGTGACCGCAAGACTAAAAAGGAATATTTTGTAAAACTATTTGTCGAGTCTGTAAAAGGTAAACCTCCATATTCATACGCACTTCTCAAGCATGAACTTGACGTATACCACAAACTCTACCGTGACCTGAAACCTTATAATATTCGAAATATTCTATTTCCTCATCGAACAGTTCAAGATCTATCCTATAAAGAGTTGGTCGAGTTTGTGTCTGAAAAAATGACAGAAAATCAAGCCAAGAAATACGTTAAAAATTGCACGAAGGAAATGCTTGGAAAACATATGAAGGTACCTGCTCAGAATATACCTTCAATAACTTATATGGGAAGTATATCTGACAAAGTAGTGTACGACAAGTTTAGAAATTTTACCGAATTTCTTAGTGATACTAAGAAATATTGGACAAGACGAAAGTTAAGTCGATATATGGCTATCTTAGTACTTACTTTGTATCAGATGTCTAACATAGGCGTAAATCAGAATGATTTACACTTTGGTAATATTATGGTATCCCAGCGTCGATATGGATCTACTCCTTTTCATTGTCAACGTTATTTGATTGTTACCCCTAAAGATACCTTTATTGTAGACAATGAGTATACATTGTTGGTTTTTGATTTTGACCGAGCTGCTATTCGAAACGAATATATTTCTGAATTAAGTAGGGCGGAACACGGAGGGAATTGTCCTTCGTTTCACGAGAAACGGGATTTACTCCGAGTGATTTGCGTACTTTTTCAACATATCTATCATCTTATTGCTACTCACTCGGAAGTCTTTGACTTTCAACAATTAATGTTAGACAGCCTGGTTCGCGATCCGTACATTCGTGACCGAATCAAGAATGCTTTCGATACTTGTTGGTTAGAATATCGTTATCGTACACCAGACGGAGAGGTAGTAACTTCGATCAGTTGTATAGACGAATGGTTAACCAATGGATTAGCCAGCGTTTCTGAAATATTGACCTTTTTCTTCCGACACGCTAAATTTAAGCGTGTACCCACGAAAAAGTTGATCCAGAATGACGCAAGTGCAATTCAGCTGGTGACCAAGGAATTGGCAAAGGATTACTTGTGGACTTTAGATCATTCCCAACTTATAAATGACGCAGATCTTGAAAAATTTATCACCGCCAATATTCAGTATACGCGACTACTTTCTGCTACGGATAAAAATAGTTTAGTTGAAAATATCTCGAGTGGGTTCAGGAAGACCATCCAACAATCGCACAAGCAATTCGAGTAGCGGCATTACCGGTTGTAGCAGATTCCTTTTTTAGTCGTTGAATGATTTCTAAAGTATTTGATGTATCAGGAGTGTAACCCAATTGTTTATAAAGGGTTCGTAAGTCATTTTCGGACATCTTTTCATATAACGTGAATATTCCTTGTTCATCGAATCGTCCCATTAGTCCTAAATCATCTACGAATTTATGGATAACAATTGAACGACCAATGATATTATTTATTCCGTCTAAAGATAGTGCACGAGTTTTATAGCAATAAATGAAATTACCCTTTGGATCTGCTTGGAAATTGTTAAATAAGTCACCAGCGTGTCCTTGTCCCGAATGAGAATGTGCGGTTTGGGTCGGGTTAAAATGCCCTCCAAGAGACTTACACCCTTCGGTTAAATCACCAAATTCGTGTATGTGAATCGCGTGAATCCCAAAAGGTTCAAACCCTTTCAAGGTAAAAAATATTTCCAAAGGTTGGTACGAGTGAGTTTGTGTAAAGTGGATCGTACCTGATATCCCATTATTGACTCGTGGATCGATCACCGCGATGGCTTTCATCGATTTTATTGTTTATTACTAGTGTTTATCTAAAAAAAATCTAACCGAAAATAAAAAAGATGTATCGAGCAATTGGCAATTGTACGTATGATATGGATATTCCTCCGCCCATACAAGTAGAGACTCCAATGGAGATCATCATAAAAAATGATAATCGAACGTATAACATCAAGTCTCCTGAAGTCTGGGGGGAAAGTTTCTGGTTTGTGGTCCATTTAGGGTCGATATCAGCTCCTGAACAGATCCCCCCTGAGAAACGTGAAAAATATTGGGGATTTATTGACGGAATTCCAGAAATGTTGGCGTGCAAAAAGTGTGCCATTCACGCCCGAGAATGGGTTGAGCAACATCGATCTCAAAAAGATGCGATCTGTTCTTCTCGTCAAAATCTGGTTAAATTCTACGTAGATATGCATAACGCAGTGAATGAACGTAACGGTCAACCTATAATGAGTCTGGACGAAGTTTACCGTAAATTTTCAGGACCAGTGAAGATTAAAATTTTCAATTACAATTAAGTATTATTTATTTTATCGTTTCAGCTTTGTTTTTATGCTTTTAGGAAAAGGTGGAACTGGCTTTGGGGCGTGAGATTCTTCCAATACGTGTTGAGAAAGGTTATGGATCAGCTTATTCAGTCCATCCACTTCATCGTTGTAGTGATGAATCATTTGTTGGATCATTCTTTGTAATGACGCATAATGAATGACGTACATTTCTTTTTCTTTGGCGTGGCGAAACTCGTACAACAATTCTTTGATTCGAGCTTCCATATGATTATGATTATCACATTTGAATAATGACACGTAATACAACTCATCCTCTCCGATTCGTCCTGTATTATAGGTAATCAATCGTTTAGAGAGTAATTCCTCACTAGAACACCCTCCAACTTTAAAGATATTCTGATTAGCGTATCGATTAGAGGTAGCAATATAAATGACTTGAGCTTTTTGACGCGTCTTGATATTTTCAATAAAGTGTTCAAGTTGTTGAATCACTTGTTGTTGTTTGTAGATTTGTCGAAGTCGAATAGAGGGGAGAATATCTCGAGTGACCCACCGTTGAAACTCGATGGTACCTGTGTTTTTAGGAGCATAAACAAAAAATACAAATAAGCCACTTTCGGATATAAGACATTGGGCACGTCCAGAATCATTCAGAATTGTTTTATCCTCTCCTTGAAGAGTACGTAGCACATTTCGATGATTTTGAATCCCTAAAATACGGCTGATTTCTTTTGACACAAACCAAGGTTGTTCATTTGTTCCCCAGACTGTAATACAGGTTTTCCCGTTATCAAACATTCCAACCTGTTTCATAAGGTGCTTTTATAGTATTATAGATCTTTTTAACTATGGACACATATGTGTTGTTTAACAATTAATATTAATAATATTGACATAAATAAAACTCTTTTAAACAATGAAGCTTGTAAATGGTGATATTACATTCGACAAAAAATCTTCTATTTGGTACATTTTAGGAAAGGCTATTTTGTTTAGCTCTTTTCAGTTTGCAATTGGCTCGGTCGAAATGTCGAGTAAATTTAGCGTAAAAAATTTTTCCAAAGATCAAGAAACCTTGGATAATGCGGTTTCGGCATTACGAGATTATACTTTGATTGGATTATTTTGGAGTGCAGGGACGTGTATGATTTTTTATGCCAATTATGGCGCAAAAGGGGCATATTTGAACTTGGTCTGTAATTTATTAATTATCGCTTGGATCTATTACAGTTATCTAAAAGCCTTTAATGATGCAGCGAAAAAATACAACTTGAACGTACCGACCATTTTCGACGTGTAACGGATAAAGGTTACCAACTTAATGGGTTAAAACGGATTCAACTTTAATAAATGGCAGATTTGCAAAAATTTAACCAATTATTAAAGTTAAACGACTACACAACGCTTGAATATTTTTCGTACAATGGATATTGTAACCTGGTCAAAGTCATTCACGCACTTTCCGGTAAAATCTTCTTTATTTCAATCTCTCGTTCCTTTCGATTGAAAATCACAGAAGATGTTTCGAATCATTACTTGTTAACCAAAGAAGATGCAAAAAATAAAGAGTTTACTTCTTCTCAATTAGCAGATCAATATCCGATGATTCAACTACAGGCACAAAGCGACGAGATTATTGACAACATTTCTGATAAACTTAAGACAAGTTATAAACAACCTATTTCCATACCGACTTCCAACGCTTCGGATCAAATTGAGCAAATCAAACGACTTAAATATTGCTTCAAAATGCTCGAGTACAAGCTGATTCTTCAAACTGATCAACATATTTTATACTTGAATAGTGAAAACAATCTTGAAGTATACAAGATTGAAAATTACCCTCGAACCCAAACGCACAGTTTTTACGTCGTCGTGACTCTAGAACAGCTATATTCTAGTTTGAATATTATTCATACCACTATTCAACAGGTCGAAGAAGAATTTTTCTCTATTTTAAATTTGAATCAGATGAAGCATAATCAATACTTGGGGACGAACCAAGTAAATTATTTTATGAATAATAATCAACAATTGCTCGAAACCAAACAAAAGTTGCACGAAACGTATAAAGAGATTTGTGAAATGATTCTTAAAGTCCAACAAAAAGAGACTCAGTGTTTGGAACGTTTGGAGTCTATGCGGGGATTAAGCACACATAATATGTTTAGAGATGCAGAACAAGCCCGTAAACGTGAAGAATTAGAAAATAATTATAAACAGATCCACTCAACCAAGCTACAGCTACTGGATAAATTACTCAAATTGGATACCAAGATTAAGAATATGTACTTGGTCATTGATCAATTAGGCTTCAATCTGTCACTTGCTTTCAACGAACTTCGTAACGAGTTGTACAAAATGTTGTTATAAATTTTTTTTCAAAATTATAATAAACAATGGTCTCACAAAAAATGTATTGCGTAAAATGCAAAAAAGAAAAAATGTGCCCAGATGCTAAATTGTGCAAAGATAAAAACGGAAAACCTAGATTGATGGCTCATTGCCCTTCTTGTGATTCACAGTGTTTCCGATATATTAGCGCAGATGCTGCATCCAAAATGTCAAAAGGCAAGGGCAAGTCCAAGAGCAAGTCCAAGAGCAAGTCCAAGAGCAAGTCCAAGAGCAAGTCCAAGAGCAAGTCCAAGAGCAAGTCCAAGAGCAAGTCCAAGAGCAAGTCCAAGAGTCGTAAGTAAACATTAAACTGTTTAAACTTTTCATACGTTTAATAAAAAAGTGTATGAAAAGAGTTGTCCTACAATGGATCAATCGTCTTCAACAGAATAAAGAAGAAATAATACGATTGAAACGTGCTACCTTCGCAGATACTCCAACGTATTCACTAAAGGGATTGCGTACACAATGTAAACCCTTAAAGGTATATGACGGAGATACATTGTGGATAGCTTTCATCATCGACAACAAACTACGTAAAACTAAAATACGAATGTTGGGTTATGATTCAGCCGAAATACACTCCGTTCAGCCAGATATACTTAAAAAGGCAACAGATGCAAAAGTACACTTGGAAACCTTACTTGGAAATGATTTAGTCGATGTCGAGTTTTTAGGTAATGATAAATATGGTCGACCCCTGGCTAAGATATATGTAAATAAAGTATGTATCAACGATCAGATGATTAAAAATGGGTATGGAAAACCTTATGACGGCGGAAAAAAGGAAGAATGGTAAGAATTGATTAGTAATAATAAATGGCTTCATTGTTACTAATCAATTATGATTTAATCTTAAAAGGTGACTCGACTATTACGTATGTCACTACTTTTGGAGTATGCCTATCACTAATCTACACTTGCATTGTTTTTTCCTATCTTGGTCCATTTCGGGATGAAACCCAGCCGATTTACAAAAAGGATTGGAGACGATACTTTATTATGAGCTACGCATTGATAAATATAACGCTCAATCTATTTTCAATTGCCTATGATCCTAAAGTACATAAAATGTTTATTGTGGCTACATTTGTACTTATCATATGCTGTATCAAAGGAGACGATGATTCAGATCATATCGACGATAAATCAAACGGGCGAATATTTATATGGTCATACTCGCTCGCTTCTGTAGTAATTATTATCGGAATGTTGATCTGGATCTTTTACAAAAAAAATAAAAGTGTTAAATAAAGAATGGAAAACGCGTTACAATCTCAGGAACAAAATAACCTTGGTTATTACACAACATTGGTTTCCGGTTCTCTGCTCGTCGTAAGCGAACTTTTACCTTATATTTCGAAAATTAAAGGAAACGGCATCATTCAGGTTATAACCAACTTATTTACTAAATATGAAGAAAATAAACAAAAAGAAAAAGCTGAACGAGATCAGAAAATACAAGAAATCGTCCTTAAAGTTGACGAAGCAGTCGCCATCCTCAAAAGGCTGGAAGAACAAGTTCAACGGGAATAAACCATCCATAATTAAAATATTAATCAAGTAGAAAGTTCTTTATTAATAACAGGTATCAAGGCTCGTAAATGACTATTGATAGCCATTTCTCGTGTTTGAATCATTCGTTCCAAACATTGTAAACATATCCAATTGATGCCTGTAATTTCTTGGTTATTAGAATTGAGCTGATTTGTATCAAACTCTTTGTCTGTTCCATCGACAATAAAATAAATACCATCTCCATTGTACACGGTGTACGATCGTCTGAGATCTTTGGACGTTAGTGTAATTCCAGTCTCCTCAAACGTTTCTCGTATTGCACACTGTTCGATGGTTTCATTCTCCTCAATATGACCTTTGGGTAACCCCCAAAAACTACCATAAGATTGAATCAATAAGACTTTACGAGTTTTAAAATTTAGGATGATCGTTCCTGAACGTATTTTTCGTTTACGATGACGAATAACATTAAACGACTCTTCATCCGCTAATATACTCTCCTGTGAAAGTATATTCAAAGTACAACACATATTCATTTGTAATCAATTATACTTGGATTTAAGTCAAATCAATTTTATTGTCGTTAATAAATAATGAACAAACAGACGACCGAACCGATGACAAATCCGAAAAAGTGGTTTGATAAGTATAAACCCCACTTGATCGGAGTAGTTCTCCTAATTATTATAGGAATCGCTATTATTCTTTTCCTGAAATATAACCCATCTACCTCAACCCCTGTAGATCGTTCAGGAGGACTGACAGACTCTACTCCTACCCCCGTTACAAATCCCGTTCCAAATCCCGTTCCAACTCCCGCTCCAGAACCTGTTAACGGAAAATGGGGCGAATGGGGAACTTGTTATGAGACTTCAGAAATAGGTACAAATGGTAAAAAGAGATGGAAAAGGTCTAGAACGTGTATCCAAGAAGCGAAAAACGGCGGAACACCTTGTAACCAACTAGACGGAGGAAATGCGGACGAATACTGTACTCCAAGTAATGGATTATGGAAAGACCCTCCGCCTGACTCAAACGACGTATGTTACAAGAAAACAATAATTGAATCTGGAAAACCAGTTGAACGTTGGTTTAAGAAAAGAGAATGTGTTGGAGTACTCAACGGAGGAAATGATTGTGTAGGAAGCGATGAAGTATTATGCACACCTATAAATGGTCAATGGCCTACTTTGGGGTTTGAAGATCCAAATGTTGTATGCGTATTAGAAAAGGATAAAGACGGAAAACCCGTATTGGATCCTCAAGGGCGACAAATTTTTTCTAAAACGATCACTTGTACCCTCCCCTTATTTGGAGGAGTAAAATGTCCAGATCGAGGGGAAGTCGGGGTAACTTATACAGATATGGATGGACAGCATATCACCGCTAAGAAGAGATGTCCACCTCAAGAAGGATTTTGGAGTGAATGGGGGGCATATTGTAAAGGAGCGGCTTGTGGTAGTAGCACATCCAGTGGATCATTTATCGCTGGTAATTATTACGTAGATAGGGGGGTCGAAAAACAATTACGATACTGTATTCGAGAGGGTAATCAGAATTGTCCATTAGGAGATACGGTGCGCAATGCCTTCACAGAGTATAGCTCGTGTCTTCCCGAAATTCCACCTCAAGGTGGGGAAGAGGTATGGGTAAAGAAACGTACTCGTCTTAGTACGAATCAAGTTGATTCTGTACTATGTAATCCTATTCCAGGGTGGAAACCCCTTAAAAATGTGAGTTTACCAGACAAGTTTTTATTAAAGAATGTCAAATATAACAAGTATTTGACGCATAATAAGAATACGAATATAGTAATCGCGACGACTAAAGATGGATCCACCGTTTGGACAGCCAAGAATAAAAATGGAGTACAAGAAAGTATCATACGAAACACAGATACATCCATACAGAATGAAATAAGATGTGTAAATATTATCGACTCTTGCAAAGGGCGATCAATGACTAGTTCAGTACCGGTT